CGATAGGGCCAGGCAGTTTCTCAACACTGACGAAGTTCAAAACGCTTTTCGCGATCTTGTCCGCGTGGAATCCGGCGCAACTCGGCAGCAAGCCGAGGACGTTGTAGCCCTAATGAAGTCCGCCGCAGCGCGTGCCGGCGCGAGGGCGAGGAAAGGGGCCGAGGGAGAGCGCGACAGGGCACAGATAATCTTTCCCGACAAGGCGGCATTTCTCTCCTCGGAGTCCATTAGAAGCTCTGTGTCGGAAATCCAAAACGTGCTGGCCGCAATCGGATTCACCGATGAGCAGATTGCCAATGTGCAGCTTGGCACGGGCGGCACCCCCCTGACGCTGCGCGAGATGCGACAGCGCACGCCGGTCCCAGACGAAGGAGAAGATGTTGGCGCCGATGTCGTCGAGAGGTGGTATAACAAGCCACGGTTGAGTGTTGGCGAAGGGATGCGGGCGTTTCAGGCCGGCAACTTCAGCGCCCGGGGCGAAGCGTTCGCGCACTTCTTGGCCGGCTACGACAGCCCGCTCGGCACCCAGAAGGGCAACAACATCATCGACCTCATCGCGTCGGGTGGCAACAACGAGAGCGCGAGGGATTACCTATCTCAGTTCTTTGACATCGTGGCGGCCCGCGGCTATCACGGCATGGTCAACCGCCCGACGACGATCCTGGCTGGCGACCGTGGCCCCGAGCGGGTGGACATCACACCCGGAGGTGCGGGCTTCATGGGCGGCGCCAGCGGCAGCCGGGGCACGGTGGTGCATTTCAACGTCAACGTCCAGGCGCTCGACCCTCGAGGCGTGCGCGAACTGATGGAGGGTGAAGTCGGCGACATGCTGATTGAGCGCATCCGCGCATCTTCTGAGCGTGGAGAAACTGTGATTTACTCTACTGGCGTGACCACGCCCCCGAGCGTGTGACATGGCCTTCCGCATCCTCTACGACCCGGCCTCAGATATTTCGACGGCTGTCATTTCGTCGAGTAGCGACGGCACGAGCCATGCCGACAGCAACGCCGTCAAGGCGAGCGTCGGCACGACATGGCGCACCGATTCAGATACAACGGAGTGGATCAAGTTCGATCTCGTCGTCACGACGAAAAAAGTAGACTGCGTCACGATCCTGGCGCACAACCTGACCAAGGACGCCACAGTGACGTTTGAGGGCAATGCGTCGGACTCCTGGGGCTCGCCCACGGTTGACGAGACGATTGTGGGTTGGAACTACCAAACCAATGCGGCGAACACCGGGAAGGCGGCTTCCCTGGACAGCGACGGCAATGTGATCGACCGCATCACCCACTATTTCACGCAGGCCACGCTGCGCTACTGGCGGGTGACTATCGACGACCCGACGAACCCCGACGCCTACATACAGATCGGTCGCATCATGTTCGGGGAGTATTACGACACGACCCGCGACATCACGGCCGATCTGCGCGTCGAGACGCTCGACCCGAGCGAGGGGGTGAAGTCGCCGGGCACGGTGCATGACATAACCGAAAAGGCGGCATTCCGGCGCATCCGCACCTCGTTTGCGTTCGTCGCGCAGACGGAGACGGACAAGTGGGCGGCGATCTTCAAGCGCATCGGCAACAACGACCCGGCCCTGATCTGCTGGGATACGTCCAGGGCGTCAATAGATTCGGCGTATGTCTATATGATTACGCCGCTCAACCTCGCCCACCAGTTCAGCAGCTTCTACGATATTGCCGCCATTGTGTGGGAGGAAAAAACGAGGTAAGTCGTGGCTCTCGATATTACCAGATCGACCCGCGATTGGCACGTCCTGCTCGAGGTCACCCTCGACAGCGGCACGGTGCGGTATGCCGACGACAGCCTGGCGATGAGCGACGGCACGGCATATGACGGCAGGATCGCCTCCATACCCGTCCTGCGGCTCTCTACGGGCGCCCTGCTCGATCCGCGGCTTATATCCCCCTCGCTGACGATTGCCCTCCACGACGCCGACAGCACCGTCAGAGACAGCACGGACAGCGAGGAATGGGGCAACCGGGTCGTCACCATCAAGATCGGCCAGGGGACCACCATTGGGGATTATGAAACGGTGTTCACGGGTATTGTGCGATTTCCGAGCGGCATCGTCTGGGATGCCACCAGCCTGCGGTTCGGGGTAGACGATATTCGCAGCAAGGACAAGATCGCGCTGCCGGCCAATCGGCTCGACCCGGCCACATACGCCAACGTCGAGACCAAGGCCAAATACCAGCCGATCCCCCTGGTCTATGGGGATTGGCAGACCTCGGCAGGGGGCGGGGAAAAACTGCCGGCGTATCAGATCGACTCGACAGCTGGCACGGGCGGCAAGTTCAAGATCGCAGACCACGCCCTCAAGAGCATCCAGAAGGTGTGGAACGACACAACCGACATCACCAGCAACTGCTCGCTCGATGCTGCCAACGGGGAGTTTACGATCACGACCGGCACCTACGACACGGCAGCGAATACGGTGACGGTCAACGTCCAGGGCGCCACCGACGACGGCACCACTGGCGGCACGCTGCTGCAGTCGCTCCCCGACATCCTCAACGACGTGCTACAGACGCACATGAGCGTGGCGTCCGGCAGCATCGACGCGACGGCGCTGGCGGCATGGGAAGCCGAGCTCGGCGCGGGCGATTACGGCCGGCGGTGGATCGGCGCAGAGATCAGCAGCGACGACCTGATCCGCGATCTGCTGCTGGAGGGGTTCGCGGACATCACTATTGAAGACGGCAAATACAAGCCGGTGTATCGCATCGTCAACGCCGCCAGCGGCGCAGACGCCTACCTGTCAGCGCATATCAGGGAACGCGGCGACACGACCAAGGACTTCACCGTGCAGCGAGATCCCGAGCGGATCTTCGCCAACGAGGTCGTCGGCGACTACCGCTACGATCCTGCCGGCAGTGCTTACGCCGTGACGTACAAAAAGCAGAACACCTCGAGCATCGCCAACCTGGGCACGACGAAGCGGCGCCGGATGCAGTTCTCCTGGCTGTACGTGACGGCCGGCGCGGAGACGCGGATCAACCGCGAGGTGTTTCTGTTCTCCACGGAGCCGGAGGTGCCCACCATCGGCCTCAATGTCGAGGCAATGATGAAGGGCACGACGGACCAGTTCCTCTTGACGCACGACAAGTTCACCGACACGCCCATGCAGATCCGCACCATCAGCCTCGACCTGCTGCAGAAGCGGGTGACGGCGACGTGCTGGAATATGGCTCGCCTGGCCCCGGGCCGGTGGATGGGCAGCACGGCACCGACATGGTCAGCCGCGACAAACACAGAAAGGCAAGAAAGTGGATTCTGGACAAACGCCGCTGGAAGAGCAGACGCAGCAGATGCCGGCAGCACCGGCAGCGTGTGGTTCTGATATGACCCTTCTGGATGTGGCGTTTGACGCTGAGTCTATCGACGTGGATACCATCGTCCCGTTCGCTGACGCTGACGCCCAGGTGTCGCTTGAAGTGCTACAGGCACGGCGGGCGGTGGGTGAGTTGCTGTTCGCTCGTGAGGAGGACATCGCCGTCGCTGAAATCTTCGACGTGGAAGCTGCCGAGAAGGACGAGCGGGCCAGTGACGAGAAGTTCACCGATCTCCAGCGGCAGAAGTTCACCGCAGAGGCACGGCGCAATCGGGTGCTGGCCGAGCGGTCGCGGTTTCGCTCCCGTCATCGAGAACTCGAAATCCTGTCACATCTGAAGCGTGAGGTGCAGTAATGGCGTGGACAGCATCACTCGGCGTCAGCGTAGGGGACGCCACCAAGGAAACCGATTACGACCAGCTTGTCGCCAACGCTGAGTATCTGCACACGGCGCTCAACACGATCATGGACACCGACGTAGGTGGTGCGCTGTCGGCGGGTATCGGCGGCGTGTCTGTCGGCGACGACATGACCTGGACGGATTACGTCGAGACAGGCACCGACGAGAACGCGCAGAAGGTCATCATCGTGGATCTGGACGACCCCGGCACGATATGGGACTACGCACAGTTCATGCAGCAGATCCAAGGCACATCGTGGTTCGCTGAGTTGGGTGCCCCGCCGATGCACGGGCTGATGTTTATCAACGAGGCGCAGGACAAGGTTGTGTGGTGGAACAGGGAAACCGGCGCGGCGTATATGACATGGAACGTGACCAACACAGACACTGTATGGGGCGGCAGTGGGTCGCCAACGGATGTCTGTTTTCTGGATGGCGTCCTTCGCTTCGGTTCCTCCAATGCCGGTTCGCAGTGGATGGATTTACTGCGGGATCAAATCGGACGATACACGGCCAGCGCGAATGTCCTCTATGACGGCGACATCACAGCAAGACACAGCGCGTCAGGGGTGACGACATACTCATCTACTCCGAATATCGCCAACGACACAGTCAACGCCGTCGCCGCCGTGCGCGACCCCAGCCTGACTGATGAGTTCAGCAGGCCGAAGCATTGGTGGGCGGTCGGGACTGATGGCGGCGGCTCGGTTTACAATCCTGC